TCATATCATTACCTCTGTAATCCATTAGATTATGTAGTGGCGATTAAGGACAGATGGCGAACTTTCGACTGGGAGCAATCTGTCCTTTTCATTTCTAATGAATGCTTATAATAATATAACATAAAAAGAACCAACATTAAATAATTTGATGAATATTTCATCAGTTACTTGATGTTGGTTCTTTATTTATTATGAAGAATATTAGTTGGTTTGGTAGCAAATAAAAAGGCTATCAACAGCATACACCGTATTGCTACTTCTGCGAAACGAGAGACGAATTGATTCATTTTGAAAACAAAGATATATGTAGAATGTGCATTGAAACTATGGCAGAGGAGGCAGACATGAATGGAAAATAACATGAGAGAAACGGTGAACAAGCTTGTGAAATGGGACAAGCTCATGAAAGAAGGAAAAAAAGAGCAAAGCAAGCTGAAGGCGGAACTACAAAACGTGGCAGTGCTAGAACTTGAAAACAGCAAGAAAAAGCAGATAAAGTACTATGGAAATGAAGGTAATACAGTTGTAGTTACAATGGCAGAAAAGGTTGAAATGATTAGCAGAGCATACCTAAGAGAAGCAATAACAAAAAATATACTAGAAGAGTTCATGAAGACGGAGACAAAGTATACACTAAACGATAAATTCAAAAAAATTGTAGGTCCGATTCTAAGTGGAAATTACAGCGAACAAAAAGTAGAAGATGTAATTTCTGAAATGGGTTTGGATATGAAAAAGGGAAAGCTTGCAAGGAAGAAATTAAAAGGCGTGTACGACAAAGACATTGATTTTCTAGTAAGCATAGGAATGACAAAGGAAAATGCGGGAGAATACGCGTTTTTCATCAGCGAGGCATTCGCTTGGGAAAGGGTAGTAAAACTCTTGGAAGTGGCAGGGCATGTACAGGGCACAGATAATTTCAAAGCAGCAATTAAAGGGATTAAACAAGCACTCATAGTTGAAGAAACTCTAAAGATTGAAATTAAATACGAAGAGCAGGAGTGAAGAGATGTCGCAAATAAAATCGATATGGGGCTTAGCAGGATGCGAGGAAGTAAACTTAAACAAAGAAGAACTATATGCAGTTGTGTATAGCGAAACGAAGAAAGAGAGCATAAGCAAGCTAAGTGTTAAGGAAAAAAACAAGGTAATCGCTGCACTAATTAAAATCAAGGAAAACAGAAACAAACGAGAAGGCATGGCATCTAGGGAGCAGATTTGGAAGATTAACGAATTATCAAAAGAACTTGGATGGAACGACAATCCTCACAGGCTTAAGGCGTTCGTTAAGAAGTATTATCAAATTGAGAATATAAACTGGTTAGATGCGCGGAGTGCATGGAGGTTGATAGAGAGCCTTAAAAAAATGTTGAAGAAGGGGAAAACGACAGATGAAGAATGAGTACAGTGTTAAATCATACCTAGCGGTTTTGCTAGGCATGATTCTAATAACAGTAGCGCTAGTGATTGATGGAGAAAGACAAGTTGACAGGGCAGTTGTAGCAAGAAATTTAGTTGAAATTTCAATAGAAAATGAAAGATTAGACGAAATAGAGAGCAGGCTCGTAGAGATTGAAAGAAGGCAAGTGAAAATAGAAAGAACGCAATTAGAGATAATAGAAGCGCAAATAACTATTTTAGAAGTGCTATCGAATGTGTTCGGGTTTGATGCAGAGGTAACGGCATATGCTCCGATGGATGAAGGAGCGATAGAAGGAATGTGCTTCGAAGGGGACCCGACAATCACCGCGTCAGGGGAGAAGGTCGAAATAGGAACAACTATAGCAGCTGGCAGGAAGTATCCGTTTGGTAGTCGCATATGGGTTGAAGGATTCGGAATAAAAACAGTACATGACAGAGGCGGAATGATAAGTGACAGGCACATAGACGTGGCAGTAGCAACTAGAAACGAAGCATTTCAAATAGGCAGGACTACGAGAAGGGCTGTATACTTAGGTGGTGAGTAGAGGGCTAGAAGCTACGGCAAGAAGAGAAGAACTGTTTTATGAAATAATTGACGATTACAAAGAAAAAGCGAAGAGTGATAAGAGATATGATAAGACGGTGAAAGTGTTACTAGAAGGTAAAAAAGAGTTTATGTCAGGCGTTCCATTCTTAAGAATTATACATAATTCGCAAGATAAGTTGCAAAAACTAAAAGAAAAGAGGGCGAGCAAGTGAGCAGGATAGAACTTAAAAAACGAAGCAATAGACTTGAAGAAGGGAGTATATTTGAAACTTTTGAAAAGGGAGAGAGTGAGTGGTACAAAGAAGAGGAAGCAGCAATTTTAAAAGGAGGGAAACAAGATGATCAACATTAAATACGATAAGATTAGGAAGTTTCAAACTACAGTTCATATATTGACAGTACAAAAAAACAAAGACATAGTGATTATGCCAAGTTTAGGCGACAGAACGAGAAGACAGAAGCTTCAAGATATAACTCATGCGTGGTTTGATAGAAACGGATTTAAGCAGATTGCAGGCGTAAATGGCGGGTTCTTTGGTGGGAACATGATTTTGCCTATCGGGTTATTTTATGTAGATTCGGGTTTCTTACTTAACAGAAGCTGGACAGGAGATGCATTTTTAGAGTTGATACACAAAGAAGGCAAATTCATAATTGATGATGTTTCGTCGCTAGAATTCATGGATAAGCACAAGAGCGCAAACTTCGGCGTTTCTTACTCGTACAGCTTAGTTGTAGACGGTAAAATAGACATAAGAAAAGGCGACAAGTTTAAATGGACTAAACAATCACATCCGAGAACGATGATAGGCGACAATGATGAGAAATATTTCTTTGCAGTTTGCGAAGGAAGAAAAAAAGGCGAAAAGGGACTTACTGCTATAGAGTCAGCGATGGTAATGGCAGAGCTTGGATGCATAACGGCAATTAATGCTGATGGTGGTGGAAGTTCAGGAATGAAGATAGAAGGCAAAATAATGAATAAGACTTATGCTAATCGTGCTATTGCAGATGCCTTGCTTATATATGCAAGACCAGGGGCTGAATACGAAATTGAATTAATGAGCAAGGGGCAACGCGCAAAAGAAGTGATAGAGACCACTGTATATGAGAAAGAAAAAGAAACAATTAAGAAAGTGATTATTGAAGCAGGACATGGTGGGCGTGATCCAGGAGCGAGCGGTAATGGTCTTGTAGAAAAAGAACTAAATCTTACAGTAGCACTTGAAATAGAAAGAGTACTTGCTGACTATGAAGTTGAAGTGAGTCTAACCAGAAGAGATGATTCAACAATAAGCATTATAGAGAGAGCCAAGATATCTGAAAAGATAAATCCAGATTTGCATGTTTCAATTCATCACAATGCAGCAAAGGTTACATCAGCAAGAGGTGCGGAAATAATACATGCACATCATGATAAATACGATGATGTATTGGCAATAGATATACTTGACAGGTTAGAGAGAATTGGAATGCCAACAAGAAGACACTTCACGAAATTAAACGCAAGAGGCACAGATTGGTACGCAATGATAAGACGAATATGGGACAATGACACAGATGCAATTATAACTGAAGGTGGTTTCTTAACTAACGCAGAAGATGCTAAAATGCTAGCAGATGATGAGTGGCTAAAGAGAGAGGCAGGATGCATAGCAGCAGCGATTGTAGATTATCTCGACTTGCAGAAGAAAGAAAAAAGAGAAGACGTAAGTATTACGACTGAAAGTGCTAAGAACATGTATGTGGTCACAGCGAACGTTCTAAACGCTAGGCTGGATAAGATGGGGAAACAAATTAACAAGCTTAAAAAAGGCGAAATTGTTGAGAAGATAGGCGAACACCAAGATGGAGATTGGTACATTATAAGAAAAGAAAACGAATTTATCGGATTTGTTTCGGCAAGATTTCTAAAAGAAGCTTGAAAAACAACACGTGTTAGTCTAGTATAGGAGGTGCAGTGGTGGCAAAACTACATGAAAAAATTCAAATTGAAGAGCTTAATGAGCCGTATAGGGAGATTGCAGAGAAGATAGGGGTTGAAAGTGCAGTTGAAGTTGCGAAATTGTTTGGAGGAAGCCAGGTGTACTTTCCGAAACTAGACTCCGTACTACGCATATACCGAGATGCACTAATAAAGAAAGAATTCAACGGATATAATTATCGTGAACTTAGTAAAAAATACGGTCTATCGGAAACATGGGTAAGATTAATTTGTAAGGAGCTGGCGCTTGAAAAACAAAATGAGCCACTAGAAAGACAAATCAAAATGGAAGCGATATAGGAAATATAATCCCTTAATTACTTGAATAGAAAAACTAGAGCAAGCAAAGTAGAATCATAGTATAGAGAAATCTAACTATGGTTCTTTATTTTTTTGAAAAAACCGAAAGGGGAGGAGAAAAATGGAACAAATAATGATGGTGGTAAATGAGGCGCTAGTAAACGTAATATTAGCTGTGGTTGCATTGGCAGGGACATATGCAGTGATGCATGTGAGAAATCTTTCTACGAAGTTAAAAGCTGAGACATTTAAAATCGAAGACGAACATCATAGGGGCGTAACGAAGGAAGCACTAGAGAGGCTTGAAGATGTAGCAGTAAAGACGGTGACTAAGATTGAAGAAACCTCGGCAAAGAAAATTAGAAAAGCGGTTGCAGACGGTGAGGTCGATAGAAAAGAATTAGAAGACTTAGCAGAGGAAGCATATCACGAGATAATGTGGACTCTTGGACGGGATTATATGGAAGTAATAGAAGAATCAATAGGTGATTTTAGGACTTATATACTAAATGAGATTGAATGTGCATTGAAAAAAGTCAAGGCTGAAAACTAGGGGGAAGCATGGAGACGAAGTGGTTGTTTCAAGCAATAATTATGATTGGCTTAGGGATTATAGCATATTTTCTAAAAGACTTCAAAAGGAGCATTGACAACAACTTAAATAGAGTACATGCGAGGATTGACGATGGAGAGCAAGAGCTGAAGGAGTTTAAAAATGAGTTTAATATGCATAAAGAAAATCTTGCGAAAGAATATGTACATAAAGATGATTTCATAAGAGCGATGAGCTCGGTGGATAACAAATTAGATAAGATTCAAGAAACGCTAATGAGCATTAAAAGGGGTGAATAAATGGATAGAGCACAAGCAATGAAAAACAAGATGTTGAGGGGACAAGTACTAAGAACGTTAGCACTCTTTTATCCTGATACGGTGAGCATTAGCGGGATTAAAACAGCGCTTGTAACAAGAGGGGTTCTATTAACAGCAAACACCAACAAAGCGATTTATTACGTTGAAGACAAGGGATATATAAAAATAAGAGATGTGGCGCTCAAGGAGATAGAAGATGATACACAAATTGAGCTGACTGCAAAAGGAATTGACTTGTTAGAAGGAACAACGGAAGATGCTGGAGTTGATGTCTGATGACAAAACGCAGCAGAACAAGAGTAGCAAGCAAAATAAGCACTCTAGACAAAGAAACTAGATCTAAAATTGATGACATGCTTCTTGATACGAGCATTACCTACGAAGAAATATCAAGCTGGCTACTTGAAGAATATGGAGAAGAAATTAGCAAGAGTTCTGTAGGGAGATATGCAATTAGAACAAACAAAGCTTCGTTGAGGCTAATTGAAGTCCAACAACAAACAAATCAGCTAGTGAAAGCCATAAAAGCAAATCCGAATGAAGATTACACTGGCGCAGCGACACATTTACTTATGGGTGGGTTGATAGAAAAAATATCTAACGCACAAGAAGAGTTTGGTGATATGCCACTAGATAAAGCTGGGCGGCTGGTTGTAAGTGTTGCAAGAGCAGAGTCATATAAAAGAAAAATACAACACGACATGAAAAAGAAAGCTGAGCTTGCGTTTGAGGAGATGGAAGACGAATTGCTGAAATTAATTAAGTCAGATGCAAGTCTCGTAAGAGAATTCAATGCAGTATTTGAAAAAGCAAAAGAAAAGGTGATTAGCATTGAATAGACTAGACGACTACATAGGGAAACTCAAAAACGAAGACGAAGACATCGAAGCAAAAGAAGATTTAGAGTTTCAAAAAAAGCTATTCATGCAATACGTGAGCAGAGGCAAAAATCACAAAAAAATAAGAAAACAATTAATAAGAGAACACAAAAAAGGAGCTCCTCTTATAGGAAGAAAAGGACTTAGAAAAAGGCTTGGGGCAATAGACCTTGCATATTTTGGAAGAGCATACCTTCCAAAATACTTCATAAGAGAATCGCCAGCTTTCCATGCAGAGCTAGATGATATTTGGAGCAAAGGTGTTATGAAGGGGCTAAACCCACTAGGAGACAAAGAAAAAATCGCAAGTAGCAATGTGTGTAGAA